CTCGGTACTCATATCCGTTTAACTCCGTAATGTCTGAATGAATGGGGAGGGTAGGCCAGTGGTGCGCCAAGACTTTTTGGCAGAATTTGTCCTGCTCACAAAAAGCGACGGTCTCCATTCCAGCCGATTCTAAGCCTAGAGAAAAACCGCCAATGCCAGAGAAAAGATCAAGGACGCGCACAAGGACGGTTCAATTCCAAGTAATCAGAGTGAGCGCCATCACAGACGCGCTCAATGTATCGTTGCTCCTCAGCGAGAGCGTCATCAAAGTCTGCATTGCCGGCATAACCGCAGGCCAAGATCACAAGCAGCAACAGAGGGTATCTCAGTCTAATTCGCATGGCAGGTCTCCATATTTTTCGGACTCTTTGTTGGCGTACTGCTCAGCTTCCTCGTCAGTCATGCCTTTGTCGATAGCTTCTAGGTACAGGTTTTCGAGCAACACATCTCTGTAGTGATTAGACATTTTATGACGCCTCCGCTGCTAAGATGCCCTCGGCGTCCTCATAAGCCTGCCGAATTTCGTCTTTCGTCATGCTTTTCATCAGCCGCTCGCACCCTCGTGTGACCGCCGCGAGCTTTTCGTCCGATGGCGCACACACTGCTAGATAAAGACCAAAGGCAAGCGCCTCGATGTTGTTCTTTAGTTCCATGTCGTTTCTCCTTAATGACAAGCACAGTATAAACTAAAAGTATAAACAATAACATCAGCAAATAAACTTTTTCGTTACGATTCTGCTAGAATAAAGGATCACAAATCGGTAAAAATGCAGCTTTTACGATCCTTGAAAGCGAGGGAAAATGAAGGTAGTGATCGAAAGATTCGCGTATGCACCAGAGGGAACGGCAGGAAAGCTGACCGTTGAGGGTGCCGATATAGACTTCTCATGCTTCACGGTAGAGAGAGCGTGGCGCAATAACGAGCCTTGGGTGTCCTGTATCCCAGAGGGCGAGTATGAGTGTGAGGATTACAGCAGCGATAAGTACCCAGATGCGGTACAGGTCAAAGATGTGAAAGGCAGAACGCACATACTATTTCACTCAGCCAACAAGCCGACACAGTTGGCAGGATGCATAGCGCCGGGGCTAGGGTGGGGATTTAACGGGCAAGCACCATTCGTCAACAACAGTAAGGCAGCACTAGAGCGATTGTTTGAGGCAGCAGGCAAAGACTTCACCTTGAAGATTACCAGTGTGTCAGGCGTCATGCCAAAGGCGACAAGGGCAAAGAAAACTGATGGCGGCTAAGAGGCTCGAAGAAGGTTCGATCTACGCCGACAAGGACTTAGACGGCGACGGTGTGGTGAGTGATTCAGAACTGGAAACCTCAGAGAAGTTGCAAGAGATGCAGTTAGCGCATGAGAGAGCAGACGCACAGAGGGCTATGAGTTGGTTCGCCCTATGGGGAATGCTTCTCTACCCGTCGCTAGTGGTGGTCAGCGAGTTCTTTGGCATGAACCAAGCGGCTTCGATTCTGGGTGACATGGCTGCGGTCTACTTTGTCAGTGTCGCGGGCATTTTGGCGGCGTTCTTCGGGGCGCAGGCTTGGTCAAATAGGAGTAATGGACGATGAGCATAGTCGGGCAGTTGATCGGGCCAGTGACGGGCTTGCTGGACAAGTTCATCGAGGACAAAGACCAAAAGAATGCCTTGGCTCACGAAATCGCAACGATGAGCGAGCGCCATTCACAGGAAGCACTGCGAGGCCAGCTAGAAATCAATAAGATGGAAGCAGCGCACAAGTCGCTGTTCGTCGCAGGCTGGCGACCAGCTATCGGGTGGATATGCGCACTCGGTCTGCTGTATAACACAATCATCGCTAACATAATCAGCATCTGGGTAGCAGTGCCAGAAGTAGATACGACGCTTCTCGTTCCAGTAATGATGGGCATGCTCGGCTTAGGCGCTATGCGTTCATATGAGAAGGTCAATTCCGTGGCTAGAGAAAAGTAATGGCAGAGACAGCAAAGAGACTGAATCCTAAGCTCTGGGACAGAGCCAAAGCCAGAGCGAAGCGGAAGATGGGCGGCAAATGGTCAGGCAGGGCAGCGCAGCTTGCTGTCAAATATTACAAGGACGCAGGTGGCAAGTACGCAGGCAGGAAGTCAGCTAGCAATCGTCTGAGTCAGTGGACAAAGCAAGATTGGGACTATGTGGGCAAAGAGGGCAAGTCTCGTTACCTACCTAAAGCGGCTCGTAAAGCATTATCGGCGGGCCAAAAGGCGGCAGGATCTAGGGCCAAAAACAAAGCTACCAAGTCGGGCAAAGGCTCGGCTCGCTACACTGAGGCAGAACGCAAAGCAGTCAGGAGAGCAACAAAGCGATGAAGGGAATAACACACTACAGGATTGACGGCACCCCGTATGAGGGCGAAACCCATGCGATGCCAGGAGGCGTTGTGCACACGGGTGCCAGCCATGATGCAAGCAGTGTGCGCGTGTATCACTTCCAAGAACTATCACCAGAAGCAAAGAGAAAGGCAATGATGCTGATGGTAGAAAGCAACAAGGCACGCTGAGGAGTCAATCATTGAGTGAGCTTGAGGTTGCGTATATAGCAACGACAGATCTAATTCCCTACGCCAACAACCCTAGAACGCACAGCGATCAGCAGGTGTTGCAAGTAGCATCCAGCATCAAAGAGTTCGGTTTCAACAACCCGATTTTGATTGATGAGCATAACGGGATCATCGCAGGGCACGGCAGACTGGCAGCAGCGCAAAAGCTCGATCTCAAGCTAGTGCCTACGATTACGCTTGCAGGGTTGTCCGAGGCACAGCGCAAAGCATATGTGATAGCTGATAACAAACTCACTGAAAACGGGGGGTGGGACGTTGATGCTCTCAGAGTAGAAATTGAGCGGTTGAGCGAGCTTGATTTCGACATAGAACTGACCGGCATGGACGCTAACAGCATCAAAGAAATATTGGACATTGAGGTCGATTTGCCTGAGCTTTTTACCGGGGACAAAGAGCCATTTCAGCAAAAAACTTTTACCCTGCATGACGAGCAAGCCTCAATCGTTGAGGATGCAATCAATCTAGCAAGGACAGACCCGTCCAGCGATCAGGGGCTGAATGAAAATGCAAACGGCAATGCCATTTCCTACGTCTGTGAGCAGTGGTTAAAAATGAGAAATGCGTAGCGCGAAAGATTTGATTGTGAAGCCTATACGGGCGTCCATCGGTAATCAAAAATGTATAGATCTGCACTACAGCGGAAAGTATGTGCGAAATAGTCAAATTCATTTTGGCGTGTTTCTTGATGGGAAACTTGAAGGCGTTATGCAGTTTGGCCCGCCAATAAACAAAAAAGGCTCGATGAGTATTGTGGAGGGCACTAGGTGGGATGGCATGCTAGAGCTAAATAGGATGGCTTTTAGTGACGTCTTGCCTAGAAACAGTGAGAGCAGGGCAATGGCAGTTGCCTTTAGGGTTATCAAGAAGCAGTACCCGCAAATAGAATGGGTGCTAAGTTTTAGTGATGCAACACAATGTGGTGATGGTGCGATCTATCGAGCGTCGGGCTTTGTTCTTACAGACATACGAAAAAGCAAAGCATTAAGGCGAAATCCCGCTACTGGTGAGGTGATGCACGATATACAAGCCCATCATTTGATGATCAGAAAAGACTTTAGGGCGTGGCCCCGATTAGAAGGTTTTCAGTTGCGGTATATAAAATTTCTGAATGAGGCAGCAAGGAGTCGCCTCGCCGTCTCTGTTCTGCCTTTTTCAGCTATCGACGAACTAGGCGCTAGAATGTATCGAGGATCGAAACCCAGCGTTGGAAGTGTAGAAAGCGACACGCCTGCTATCCAAGCAGGAGAGGGCGGTGCAACTCCGACCTCAACGCTCCAAACAAAAGAAGCTCATGGCTAGACCTCAAAAGCAAATAGACTGGGATCAAGTAGACAAGCTATGCGCTATTCACTGCACAGGTGAGGAGCAAGCCAATATCCTTGGCGTTGACTACGACACCCTTAACAGGGCATGTCATCGTGAGCACAAGCTCAGTTTTGCGGAGTATTTCAAACAAAAAGCATCCACAGGCAAGATGAGCCTACGCAGACGACAATACAGTGCAGCCATGGATGGCAATACGACTATGCTGGTTTGGCTAGGGAAGAACTGGTTAGGCCAAAGCGATATGCCAGAGCCAGAGCCACAAGATCTGCCGCCTATCATCATCGAGCGGGCTGATGAAGCTAACAAAGCCACAGGATGACATCTTTTTCGATGAGAGCAGGTTCCGAGTCGTTGTCGCAGGGCGGCGTTTCGGTAAGACCTTCCTCTCAGTGCATGAGCTAATCAAAGCGGCACTAGCGGGTCACGATAAGAACTGTTGGCTGGTCTGTCCCACCTACAAGGCAGCGAAAGAGATCGCGTGGAATATGCTCAACGATGCACTCCCAGATGGATACGCGACGAAGCGCAACGAGACTGCTTTATCGCTCACACTTCGCAATGGCTCAACGATCTCGCTCAAGGGTGCAGAGAAGCCTGACAACCTTAGAGGGCGAGCATTAGATTTTGTCGTTATGGACGAGTTCGCCGATATGAGACCAGAGGCATGGTTTGAGGTGCTTCGTCCTAGTCTTAGCGATAGGCTAGGGTCTGCATTGTTCATCGGCACACCAAAGGGGCGCAATCATTTCTACGACTTATGGACGCGAGGCGCGGACAAAGAGGAGGGCTGGCAAGCCTTTCAGTACACGACCATCCAAGGCGGCAATGTTGAGGCGGCTGAGATCGACCAAGCGAGATCAGACCTAGACGAGCGAACCTTCACACAGGAGTATGAGGCCGAGTTTGTCACTTACTCAGGCGTCATTTATTACGCATTCAGCAGAGAGGAGAGCGTAAGAAAAGGGTTTCTTGCTGATGAACTTCATATCGGTATGGACTTTAACCTCGATCCGATGAGCGCAGTGGTTATGGTAAAAGACGGCAGCACGATGCACGTTATAGACGAGATCGTTATATACGGCTCAAATACTGACGAGATGGCAGACGAAATACTGCAAAGATACCGAGAGCATCAGGTCACGATCTACCCAGACCCAGCGAGCAAGCAGCGCAAGACAAGCGCAGGTGGTAGGACTGACCTATCTATCCTGCAAAACGCAGGCTTTCGGGTGAAGCTGAGAAACAGTCACCCGCCAGTGCGAGACCGGATCAATTCTGTGAACAGCAAGCTGCTGTCATCGACAGGACAACGCACACTGTTAGTAGATCCCAAGTGCAAGCAAGTGATCTCATCACTCGAGCGGCAGACGTACAAAGAGGGCACAAGCCAGCCAAACAAAGAGGACGGCTTCGATCATATGAATGATGCGCTAGGTTACGCTATAGAGTATCTTTTCCCGATTCGCAAAGAGCGCACCACAGAACAACCGACCAGGTGGACTGCATGAACAACCTTGAGTATCAACATCCCGACTATGATGCCAACCAAGAAAGGTGGGAGTTTTACCTTCGATCCTATGCCGGGGGCCAAGAGTACAAGAACGGCAGTTACCTGACCGGCTATCAGAACGAATCCGAGAATGAGTACGCTAGACGCATCAGTCTCACTCCTATTGATAACCACTGTCGGAACGTAGTGCACATCTATAGCTCATTCCTCTGGCGCGTCCCACCAGTCCGTGTCTACAACAGCCTCGATGCGAACCCTGCTCTCGATGCGATGGTCAAGGATGCCGACCTAGACGGCATGGGGCTTAACAGCTTCATGAAGCAAGCTCAAATTTGGTCAAGCGTTTATGGGAATGTCTGGATACTTGTTGATAAGCCAGAGAGTAACGCAACGACGAGAGCCGAAGAGCTAGAGCAGGAGATTCGGCCCTATCTGTCGTTGTTCACACCAGAGAATGTCTTTGACTGGCAGTTCGAGCGGACACCATCAGGGCGCTTTGAACTGACGTATCTCAAGCTCCGCGAGTCTGTAGACCGAGAGGACGCCACGACTATCGTGAGCTACTTCCGCATATGGCGAAAAGACATGATCCAGTATTGGAAGTCTGACGGTGACCGCGAGACCATGATGGAGGAGAAAGAGAACC